GTTGTTAAATTAAAGTCCTTTACTTTACAACCTCTAAATACACGAGTGAGTTGTTTAGAATCAGAGTTTCCTCCATCTACCACATCATCATCTCCTCCATCTACATCTGTTCTTCTGATACTTACTTCCATAGCGAAAGATGGTACAGTGCTTCTTGAATATAGTAGTCTAGTTACTCCGTTAGTTAAAGCACCACTACTTGCTCTATCGGGGCTACCTTGTGTACTATCTGTTTTAAACCTAGCAAATCTAAGAGGTGTGTTATCAGCATGTGAGAAACATAAAGCATCGTCTAACCAAATACCAGTAGTGGTTATCGCTACTATTCTTCTTATTTCACTAGTTTCTGTTTTATCAATGTATTTACTAGCAACATCTGTTGCTACACCAAATACATTTGTACCCGTGGCTTCTTTATGTGAAACAACATCAATAGTTGTTGTATCTTTTATAATTACATAGTCTCCCGCTGCTACAGGGTCGTCTGACCCTAAGAAATTAGGGTGACCACCATCGTATGTTAAGAAAGATGTACCCGCTGTCACTTTACCGTTTAATCTCTGTGCGATTCTACCCAATTGTTCATTATCCGCAATCTCAGTAATATTATTTGCCTCAAGTGTAATTTGTGTAGCGCTATCAACTGACTTTACTAAACCGGTAAAATCACCATTGGCGTCATAAACAGCATCACCAACATTAAACTTTGTTGTAGCATCTACAGTGTCTACAGTTAGAACAGTCTGTGTACCAGCACTAATTGTGCTTTCATTTAAAAGAACACCAGTGGCTTCAACATCAAGTAGAGTATCGAATTGCCCACCAGTTGTGCCAGCAGAATTTACATCGACTGCCTCCATACCTAGACAATAATATAACCATCTAGGATTGTGCATATTTACTTCAAAAGACCCACCTTCATTAGTAAATCTACCCGGTGCCTGTACAGCAATATCACGACCTAAACCTACTACATGGTATCTTTTCAAATCTACTTTGGTTTCAGGTAGTGTTAAAGCAGATGTTAAACCTAAAAATTGGTCTGTAAGAACACCCTCAGCAGATGATGCTTTGGATGCATTTAGTTGTACAGGAACACTAGCGTTCACATCAATAGCGGGTAATCCAAAAGCGTGAAAAATTAACACATCATTAGTAGAGGAGTCAGTTGATGTTGCTGTTTTTAAAGCAGGTGTCACTGTTATATTGGTCATACTAGAGCCGATTGCATGCCCAACAACCGTATAAATTCTACCAGTAGCAAGTGAATCATCAGAGCCAAAAGCAGTCCCACCATCGAAAGATATTTTAGCGCCTATAATCATACCCAATGGGAACTCTAAATATCCATTAGCACCAACGGGGGTACCGTCAGTCCCTCCTGTTATTTTTATCACACTTGTATTAGCGCTTGCATCTGTGCTTTCGTGTCTAAAAGTAAAACTACCTGAGTAGTTATGTGGTAATCTTACTCCTGTTTCGTGGCCGAATGAAACTTCGGCTAAATCTCCCTTATATACTGTACTTGGCATGTCGGCTCACCTCATGGGATTAGTTCTGCGAATATAACAACCTCTATCTGAAATGTCATTCTAAATAACCTTTTAGTTCGGTCAGATAGGTCTGTTCTAGTTTTGAAAACTAATCTATCGAAATTCGTACCATCACCTTTTCGCTTCACATGAATAAGTCTCCTTATCTCATTTTCCATCTTTTTTAGATGTTCACGGGTTTTTGCTGTACGACAATCGACTGTAATATTTAATCTAGTAGTTACAAAATCATAGAGTAACTCAGGTGTTTCTTCATTATGTGCTGTTTCAAAGACTAAAATAAAATCATGTCTTGATAAATCTAGCCTCTTTCCTCTCTCGGGTCCTATGGATGCTATGTCTTGGATAATGGGTTTTATGTTGTCTGTGTTACCTCTGTTCCAATCCGATAAGACTGATATTACGGAATCTATACCTTCTGAAAACGTTGCTACCATAATATCACCTACAATAATGCACTAATCGGAATATTCATTTTGTCATACCTTGACATATCAGGTATAATAACTCCTCCCGAGAATTTTAATTTTTGTTCTATTAATAGAGGAGATTCACGTAACATACGTGCGTCTACTCTTTGAAAGACAGAATCTATCTCTCCCTCTGATGGTGAGCCGTTGCCCTTTGTGTATCTATAACCACCTTGGGTTTCTTCTATCCCATTGAATCTTAATTCTTCTCTCTCCACTTTCTCTCTATATGAAGCAGGACTGCTTTTAACAGCCTCTTGGATTTTCTCTTGATTTTTTGGCTTCTTGTACTCTTCAATGATTTCGTTCATCAATTCATCGAATTCTGTTAGTACCATTCCAATCACTCAAATATTACCATTTCTATATACCGAGGTAATAATCGGTCAACTTCAGATTGTAAAAGTTGTATTTTAGATGTTAAATCAACATTCTGTGTTCCTTCGGGAATCAGGACACTACGGTCATCTGACATCAATAAGTCGATACAAGTCATCTTAGTGGCGATTTCTTCTATTGCTTTATCTAAATATCTTTCACCATATATATACGCTACTTTTACAGCGTTGTACTCGAAGAAAGGATATGAATTATTGAAGTATACTATACCTACTTCGTGGTCTAACCACCAGTCTTTCAGACGAGCATTGTCACCACTTGCGCTACCACCTTGTAAATCAACTTGTAAAGTTTCTTGAGTTATAGTACCACCAATGTCGGATAAAGCACTACCAACCACGATTGCACATCCTGTAAATGATGTATCGGTCACCCCTGTGTATCTAAACACATCTCCACTAGAATCTACACAAACACCAGCCTTAGCGAAACCAGTTGTTGAAGTAACATTGATAGTTGTGGATACAAGACTACTAAATGTTGTGCTGTGTGATGATGTTTGAGATATACCAATACTACTATCAGTGGTAACTATAGAACATGTTTCTCCTGCTTTAACCGCTCTCATGCTACTAATTTTTACTATACCAGTTCCATAATCAGAGTTAGCAGTTGCTAAGAATTCATTATTAACTGAAACATTTGAAGTTGAGCCTTCTAAAGTAAACGTAGGAGAAAACTCCACTGCTGCCTTACTTACTCTATCTTCTTTGTTGATAAGGTCAGCAAGATTCTGAGCAGTTGTAGTAGCATCAAAATCTGCTCTCCACTGTGTGCTACTAGTACCTGCTGTAAGCACACCAGCACTCCCGTTACCCGGTGATACAACTATAGAACCACTGATTGCTCTTACATCTTCAGGTATTGATATACGTGCTTCAGCACCACATATCTCTCTATAATCGTCTCCTTGCCATAATTCTATACGCAACATTTGCTGAACATTCCTAAACAATAGGGGGGTAGTACCTACATAATCAGTATAATATCGCCTTCTATATGGTTTATACGTATCGAAGTTAATATATTCTGCTTGTACTATGTATGGTCTCCAAGCGTTGTGTGTAATATTGTCTATACGGTCCTGTATTTCTTTAATACGGGTTTCTACCTTACTTTTAGTCAAACCTCTAGTTCTACCATTAGTAAATGAGGCTGTGTTTTGAACATAAGCATTATCTGATGTTTCATAAAGACCCGGATTTATAGCCGATGAAAATGCTAACTTTACACCACTAACAGTCGAGGTTATGGCTGTAATTGTACGCTCTAACCCTAGCGGGTCAGCATCACTGTAAATTAATATAACATCATTTACTGAAAATCCAATGTTTCTGTATTCCTCACCTGTTACAAAAACCGCATTTGCTTCTGCGTTAGCAGACATTAATACTGCTTCACTGGGGCCAATATTAAGATAATCTGCTACCTTTTGAGCACTAGTGTATACTATTTCATCAGGATACAGAGGTCTTGTTTCTCCTTCACCCGGACTAAATACTATCGGCATATCAATCCCTATTCTCCTCGTCTCTGTGTCCTAGATTATATTCCATTGGTTTACCGCAAGTGCTACAATTTTCTACCCATAAAAAGTGGAGCATGCCACAGTGTTTACAACGTGTGCCAGCGCCTATGTTTAAAACATCTCCTGCTGAGGAGTTACGATTACGTTGCTCATTGGTTATACCAGCAAGAGGTTTTTCTGTATTTAAAACAGAAGATACATCGTATTGAATATCACTACGTATACTTTGTTTCTGAAACCTTTCTATGTCTTCAGCATCAATTGTTCGAAAGTCGAGCGCCATTCATTCCCCTCACTCTCATTAACTCGTTGTAACAAAGATGTAAATGTTTCCTAAAATGTGATGTGGGTCACAAGATACACATGTGTTACTAGCGATAGCATCGCTAATCGCTGTTTCTATTGCAGTTTTCGCAGTGTTATCTTGAAAATCCTTAGGTGGAAACGGACCAAGTATTGATACTGATTTCGCCACTTAAATCACCGCCCTCATGAGCGGCGACCTATCGCTAAGAAAGTCCCATTTGAGGATGCACCTGATGCACCATTACCACCAATGATGGTGATTGTAGTCCCATCAACATGACCTAAAGGTGTAAAGGACATAGCCTGAGTTCCGCTACCCGCCGCATCTCTTACGTTGAAAGTTGCTGGTGCGGCTGAACTGTTAAGCACAAAAGCATCAATTGATGCTAGTAGTCCACTCAAGTCAATGCTTGTGTCTGTTTGTGCAAAAGTTCCTGTTACTATCATTCTGTCACCGAAATAACTCGGTCTTGGGTCTATTGTTACTGCCATTATTCTTCATCTCCTGTTGTTTCTTCTTCTTTTGAGTCTGCTATGAGTTCGTCAGTCTCTGCGACACCATCGGGACTCATAACTGTTGCTACTAATTCTAGTAATTTAGATTTTGTTGCATAACCATTCGGTTTTATTTCATACTTGGCTAACCAAGCAAGAATATCTTTTCTTGACCATCCTTCATCAGGAATTCCGTCATTACCTAAATCTTTAGTTTCTGTTGGTTTTTCGTATCCTTCAATGGTGAAATTGTCTCCTAATCTATGACCCCATTGGTCAACCCATGCTGTAGTGACTTCCCTTTTTTCTCCCCTGATAAATTCAGGGTGAGAAGGGTCTATACATCTAACTGAGTAAGACTTACCCTTGTAAGTTACTGTAGGCAAATTTAATCACCTTAAGCGACTATAGCCATAAAGTGTGTTTGACTATCTAGTGTGCCTTCTGCTTGCATAGTAATAACGCCTGTTCCAATACCTGCGTCAACAGTCAAAGACTTTCCTGCCACACCTGAGCCTCCAACAACGATTGCTAAGATTTTACTTGCATCTCCACCAACGGTGAATTCATTATTATCTTGAACTAGGGTGAAAGTTCCCATAATCAATTTCATTCCTGCTGTTGCGTTAGTGGTATTACTGTTCTTTGCATTGAATCCAGCAAGAGCACCCGGGTATGAGCCCGCTGCTGCTCCGCCATCTAACCATGCTGTGTCGTCTATTGGTGTTCCTGCGTATAGGTCTAGTTCTAATGTAACGGACATTACTCCGCCGCTTCCTGTGCTTCTTGTAAAAGTTACTGCCATTTTTTTTCATCTCCTTTATTTTTTTTCTCCATTTTATTCATTTTAAAGAACGGATTTGTCCTTGTGCTCCGAAGAAAGTTGTCCATATTTCTCCCATTGTTCTGTAAAGTCCTTCTTGACCTAGTCTGTTAATTGCGAATGGGTCACCAGTTTCAATTCCGCTTTCAAAGTATTGTGTTGGAATTGCTGTGCTGAAGTACATGTAATCTGTGTCTAATAAGTACATTCTACTTAGAGTATCTTTTTGTACATCCTTGGAAGGAATGATTGGTACTCCGTTATATGTAGCAACGATAAATCCTGCTTCAATACCCGGTACACCCTTTACTCCATTGTATGTAGGTGTTACTCTTTTTTCTTCCATAAATCTTTGTTGAGATTGTAGTAATTGTTGTAATCTCATTAAAGTGTCATATCCTGTTAAGATAACTTTTGGATTACCTCCACGTTCCCAAACTCTTTGGAATAAATCATCTAAGTGGTCTAATGAAAGAACTCTATCAGTTGCTGTATTACTTACAACATTATTACTCAATTCTGCATTTGACCAAGAGTTTGCACTTCTGCTAATACTGTAGATATCTAAGTCTGTATCAGCACTTAAATCACTGTGGAGATTGTCCATACCAGTTTTTGCATCAGCGTCAGCAAGGAATGCTGCTGTGATTCTGTCAAGTGATTCATAGTTGTTACCTGCTGGTGTATCTACATCAGTTAGTAGCATTTTGTTAATCATTTCTGCGTGGTGTTTACCCATTTCTTCTTTTAATACTGAACGGATGTCTCCCATACCATCATCCTTATCAGCAAGGAAGATTGCAGTTTCTGACATATCAAATGTGTGAGCAATTGTTTTTGGTTTTGCTGCTACATGTTGGAAAGTTGGTTTCACTGTTTCAGGTAGTGTTGCATTTTCTGCTACTCCACCGTGTAATGTACCTGCATTAGGTTTTGCAGTGATTACTCTCCATCCACTTCTATCCCAAGGTTTCTTAGGTAGAATGCTGAATGCATTAAATTCTTGGTTTAATTGAGACCACACTTTTCGTCCATAAATTGCTTGGTATGTACCAGCAGTTGTGGATAACATTGGTGAGTCTGCTTTTAATAACTCGCTACCAGTGTATGTGTACCCCATTGCGTTTCCGGCACCATAGTAGTACCTCTCCATATCTGTTACTGTTCTTACGTAATTTCTTGCCATATTTTTCATCTCCTTTATTTAATTTAATCTCCTCTGAAAACACTACCTGCTAATTGGTGTACTTCTTCCCAAGACATGTTTGCCATATCAGGTGTTGATGGTACTACAACATCACTTGTAGGTACTCCTACTGATTTTTGGAGTGTTACGCCTTCATCAGAACCAATGTTATCGATTCTTTCTGATAATGAACTAATTGCTTTTTGAATTTCAGCAAGTGGTCCACGAGCATCGAATGCTGCTGCTTCTGCTTGTTGATATTCTTGTGTCATTTCTTGTTGGTATCTACCTTCAAATTGTTTTTCTAATGTAGCACGGAATTCTTCTTCTCTTTTTGCTGCTTTGTAAACTTCATATGCATTCTCTATTTGAGAGCCATCTACATCACTTGGTACTAAGAATTCTGATTTTTCTACTGCTCCTTCTTTACCTTTTCCACTGTTTAATTTACCAACAGCGTTTGTTGAAGGGTTACCGCCTTCTTGAACACGTCCCGGTGCTTGTCCAGCAAAGTAATTTGCTCCATCACCAATTGATTCAGGTGTAGAACCTAAGTTTGCTTTAGCAAGGTCATCAAAGTGTTGCCTTGCTCCTGCTATGTCTACTCCTGCACCTTTTAGAGTGTTCTCCATCCAGTCAAGATATTCGGATGTGATAACGTCAGAATATTCGTCAGATTTCTTTTTGTCATCTTTCTCTTCCTTTTTATCATCGTCCATAGCATGAACACCTTTGTCCATTTTATCTTCCATTTTTTCATCCATTTTGTTGTCTTTATTGTCTTTCTTATCCATGTGCTCTTTCAAGCCCTTAGGAATTTCTCCTTTTTCCATGGAGTCTAATCGACCTTCAAGACGACTTAATACGTCTGTCATTTGTTCCATTACATCATCAGTCATTTTTTTCACCTTATTGTTTTCTTTATCTTCTTTTAGTATTCTAAATGTTGCTTCGGGGTTTATCCCTTTTTCACAGATTGTGATTTCGTGAAGTTCTAGTTTGCTTATTTCTTGGTAATCTCCGTGTTTTGCATCACTTTTTCTTACCCGTTTGAATGCTTGTCCTCCAATGCTGAATCCTCTTAGACTTCCTTTTCTGATTTCTGCTGCTACTTCTCTAGCCTTTTCAATATCAGTTCTAAGATTAACAACGACAAACATTCCTGCGTCATCAACTTCGCTCTTCCATAACCTCCCTTCACTATCTGTATAACTTGGAATCACTTCACCGACTTGTATGTTTGAATGCGCTAGTTGCACGTTTCGGTATTTTGGTTCCTCCATGTATTTTTTGAATGCTTCTTTTAACGCTTTGCGGGTTATCATATCTCCTTGTTTATCTACTAACTCCACTGAGGCATATCCTGCGACAATGAGGTCATTACTAGATTTAAGCAATTGGATATTGCTGTCTGCACTGGTTTGTCGAAGCACACTAGTCACCTGTTCGCTTGTTTACCTATATTAATAAAGCGGCATCGATTCTCCTTTCATTTTTATTCCTAAACGCTAGACTGCTCTGCATTTTTATCCTTCTTTTTCTTATTTTTCATATGAGGGTACTCTTTCTCGGGGTCTTCGGTTGGGCGGTCTAACATGTCCCAGTCAGGCATACTTTGCTCTGCGGTGAGTTCTGTAGGGCCTCTAGGTGACTCTATTTGTGCTCCCACGTCTATACCTAACCCACGAGCACCTGTGGTATTGAACATCTGTTCTTTTTCAACTCTATCAAATAAATCAACTATTTTTTCTAAAGCCTTAACCATGGTTTTTAGTTTTTCTTCATCTTTAGGTTTCATAACATTATCTTCAGCATCAGCATCTATGATACCCGCTGAGTTATCTTCTGACTGTTTTCTATTCTTTTCTTCCGCCATAGAACGTGGTTTACTGGTTACTCCTTTTCTTAATAAAGCAACAGCGGTTGACCATACGGGTCTAAGACTTTCTGCTAATCTCAAAGAATAGTTGTTTTTCTTTAAATCACCTAAAGCGGAATGAGGAGAATGAATCCATGTGCCTGATTGTACCTCATCCATTTTATACATAACATCATCTATTTCATTAAATGAAATCTTAAGTTTATTACCATCTATTTCTAAATCGTAAGGAACTTGTATAACTGGATGTGATTTAGCGAGTAATCCTAAAGTTTCTAAACTAGCAGGACTTTCAACATCACTTTCTCCTTTAATTTTAGACATAGTAACATCATAAATTATTCTACCATTTTTCTTTTTCTCTTTCACACCCGATACAGATACAGATATTATATCTCCCTCTTGGAAAGGTTTAGGACTTTTTACGGTGCCAACGTCAAGATAGAAATCATCTTCATATTCTACACCTCTATTTCCGAGGTTTTCTTCATCCACAGGTCCTGCTCCTAATCTATAAGTGTAAGGTCCTTTACCTCTAACATCTAATATAATGAAAGATATATCTTTATTTTTTCTTAATAAGAACCACTTAGGATGTCTTCTTTCTCCTTTCATGTAAGTAGATTTAATATCTCTAAGTAATAGTTGAGGATATGTTTTTTGTAAATCTGTTACAATTAAATCTAAACCTTCTTCGTCTGTAATACGAGTATTATGTGGACCGGGGACTAATACATGCTCATGGCTATCGAATTGTCCTCTTAAAATTTTAAGCCTTTCAGATGTAGCCATATCAGCAACTGTTGTACCATCGTACTCTATAATATCAAAAATATGTATTTCATCTTTAGTTTTGATAGCGTCTACGATATAATTTCTTTCACATAGTGCTTTTAGTTGTTTGATATCATCACCCGATAAAGATACATCATCTCCGTTTTCGTCATGAGCAGAAACCTTGTATCTTTTCTTTTCTATTAACATTCTTTGACCATCATAATAATGGGTTACCACCCATCCTCCGCTAAAACCTCTTAAACACTCAAAATCTTTTATTGTAAAGATTCTGTGCATAGGTAATATAGGAGGTGGTCTTGTTTTATCTGTTTTTAACAAAGCATCAGGATTCATCATCACCATTAATGTTTCACTGGGGTCGCTAGTTGATATGTCAGTTGGGATACTTCCAGCACTACTATCAACTCCGATATCATGCCTAGACTCACCCATAACATTTAGCCCATAATAATTAGTTGTAATTATGGGTGCTTCGAAACCTGATGATAAAAATTGATTTACTGTATCTTTTCCAAATACATCTTCCATTTGTTCTTGAGAAGGAGTATGTAAAAATTGCTCAAACTGTTGAGTGCCCACTACTGGTTTACCCCCACTGAATTCAAATCCTATAGTAGGGACCCTACCACCGTATCCTGTATTCATCATACCACCATTATAGTAAGCCCCCACGGTGGCACTAGAATCTGCTCTATTGGCGGGACCTATTGGTACATTATCCATAAATCGAGGTTTGTTCACCATTGAGCCTTCCATCACAACGTTATCTGTTTCAGTAACCGCATCAGGATTCAACACAACCATACCATGTGCGTGCGCTTTTGCCCGTTTAATAGGTGTTTTAATCTCACCCTTTTCCCCTGTGCCTTTTATTTTATCCCTAGCAAATGTGTTTTCATCAAAACCATGAAAAGATAATCCGTAAGGCTCAAACTGATTTTTAACAGCACTACGTAAAAAATGTGGAATCATAGAAATATCTTTGAAATATTTACTTTGAGCAAACCCACCTTTACTACTTTTTCTGTTCATGAATCTTCTTCTTTCATCCTCATCCATGCCTTCTAACTGCTCTTTTCTCTTTTCATCAAATTTATCGTATAAACCATCTATATGTTCATGATGATTTTCAATTTCGGTATATTCAGAAAAATCTTGTCTAGGATGTATAGGTAACCCTGTGCTCATAATTTGAGCATTAGTTAAAACTCTGAATGGTCTATCAGAATATTTGTCTGCTAATTCTCTGATATGCTTGATATGAATATTATCGTTAGGTAAATTAAGAGCAGAAAGAATGGTTTCAACACCCTCATTACTACTAACAGAATCAGGCTCTATTTCTACACCCATGTGTTGTAACACTTTTTGTAATGTATGATGAGGATTTAAACCTTCTAAACCTTCAGATATACTTTTATCCCTTTCTTTGTAATCACCATTATAACCATATGTGGTGAGTTTATGATAATCATGTGGTAATATCTTCAATCCACGATTAGCATCATAAAATAATCTAGCGACATTATCACTGAATTTTTGAGGATTATCGGGATTAAAAGCATCGGGGTCTTTTTCTAATGCTAAAGGCACTAATAGTTTAGCCATTTCCGTTATAGCGTTTAAATCTGCAATTTCTGCTTTCTCAATTTCACGTTGCATCTGACCTACTTGTATGTTATTGGGTTGAAATGTTTGAGCCTCTTTTAATTGTTTTTTCTGTTCAAGATATTCTAATTCTTCTTTGAATTTTTCTAATTCATCTTCTGATAATTTTTCACCTACCACTGTGTTACCACTAGGTAATGTTGTATCGGGCTTTTTACCAGTGTTGATTATTTCATCTAAAACTGTCATTCTTTCTATTTCAGCATCAGTAAATCCAACCTCTCTCCTTCTACTTCTTTCAGCAGTTCCTTTTGTACCAGCAATATGACCTTGTCCTAATCTATATTCTAAGACACTGTCCCCATGTGCTAAATTATCGGGATGTTTATCATAATCGCTATATTTTAAATATTTTTTAGAGAATGGTTTATGGGGAGGATGATGTCTACCAAGAGTGGTTATTCTTCTATACGCAATTCTTGCTTTATTTTCAGTGTTAGAAAGTGGTCTTCCTTTACTCCCTATTGCGGTTAAAGGGTTTGCACTGAAATAGGTTCCAACTGTATTACCATCAATACCCCTCCCTACGGCTCCTCTTTTATCTTTGACACCAGTAAAATTTTGAAAATCACCATCACCCCAGTTAGCAACCTTGTTCGACCAACGTGGGAATTTAGAGGTCATACCATGTGTTGTGTTGTTCTTTAAAGTTCGAGGTCTACCTGTCGCTTTACCGTTTATTAAATCTACAGGAGTAGAATGATTAAACTGAGATATTATACTTTTAGGGTTGGAATATTTTAGAATATCACCTTTTGTTTGTTCTTCAGGTATTACGTGTCCAAACAAACCAACTGTTTCAGGGTTACCTTCAAACATCTCGTTATCAGGGTTAACTCTACCTAGAATACTAAAACCATCTTCATTTTTAGGTAAAGTATCATGCCAATTTTTTAAATAATTAGCCCAATTTCTTCCATGTCCTCCTAAGAAATGATGAGCGTATTCAAAAGCCTCTCCTAAACCAACTCTTTGTCCATTTTTTATTCTATAAAGATGTTTTTCATCTTCAGGTATATCTTCTTCCTTAGGTCCATTAGAACCACCGAATATTTGATTATGAGCATTTCTAATTGGTTTAGCCATAGCCAAAGAGCCCGCTTTGTTAGTAGCAGAATTAAGTATCTCTTTCAAATGTTCTTCACTCAATAAAGGCTCTTTAAAATTAGTGAATAAAGCGTGTTCGCCCAATACATCGTTTGTCTCAGGGTCATAACCTAAAAATCTTTTAAAATCACCTATACTCAATTGATTATTATTACTATCAGAATCTTTATCTTTAAAACTTGTAGGTCCACCATATTTTTTTGCTGAACTTTTATCCATAGCAGGTAAATGTTCTAAGCCCTGTTCCTCTTTTAAATCTCTTAATTCTTTTTCAGCGTCATATTCCTCGTTGGGGGATAATGATTTACTTTTTAGTTGCTCTTCCAAAATTTTAATTCTTTCACTGTGGTCTTTAAATCCCAGTAATTGATTAGTTTTACCTAATAAACTAGCGTACTCAGGATGTTCCATTATAGCATTTTTTAAAACATACTGAGTGTGAGCATCCATCCCACCTTTTGTATCTTTATCTATATCCTCCACTGTGGTGTTCATATTAGGCCCATGCTTACCCTCATCTCTTATGTAGTGATACTTAAGCGCTTGAAGTCTCATTTTTGTATCATTTTTTACTCTACCTATATTGACACGTTCTCCACTAGATAATTTAATAATTTGAGCATCTTTAGAATCGGTGCCTTTTTCGTGTATATGTTTATGAATTTCATATCTTTCTTTAGGGTCTCTAAATTCTAAACCAAATAAATAGTCCTCAAAACCTAATCCCTTTTTAACAGGTTTTTTATGATAATATTCAGGTGGAAAATCCCCACCTCCCTCTAGGGCTAACTCTACTTTTTCTTTATCAGAGAGAGTTTCTAAGGGGTCGATTTGAAAATGAGTTTCATCTGACTCCCAGTCATTCACACGAGTGTGGTCAAAATGTGCTTTTCTTAACTCTAAATCTTGTATATCCTCGTTTGAATATTTTTCTTTTATCTCTTCTACTTGTTCTTTGTTATCAGGATTTTCTTTCCAATTGTTAAAATGTTCATTATACACTTCATACAAAGATTTACCTGTTTTACCCGAGTAAGGATATCTTTTTACTTTATCAATTGTAAGTATACCTGTGTAAAAAGGGTTTTGTTTATCGGTATGATGATTTTCATGGTTTTTTTCTATTTCAGCATATTCCTCCGCTAAACTTTTTTCACCCGGTGCAGAGGGTAAATAAAAACTATACAACATTTCATCTCTAGCGGTTCTACCTGTTACTATATTTCTAAACAATAAAGGGTCATGTGATTCATCCCAAGGATTAGCATCATTATAATGACCCCCTTCTACATTTTTATAAGAGGGTTTACCACCGCTCATTTCGTGTATTTTTCTTTCCACTCCTCTATCATCCCATACTTGATTAGGAGCAATTTGTAATTCTGCACCTGCTTGGAAATCTGCTTTAGATTTAGAAACTGCTTTACAAACTAAATCTTCCCAAGTATTATCAAAATTACCATAGCCTTGTCTTTCTAGGTTTTCTAATGCTAAATTATAATATGCTATATTATTTTCAAAATCTAATCCATCATAAATAGATTTTATTAAATCATGTCTGTGTCTTTTATAGACATCTATAGCGTCTTCTCGCATTTTATTCACCCCTAATAAGGTGAATTATTTGACTTACTAATTTTACCTTCTACATCTAACCTATCTGCGCCGCCACCTTCGTGTGGATTCATTTGTGATGCTAAGGTTTTAAAATCTACAGAAAAAGAAGATGCGCCCTTGTTAGCAACATCTTGACTATCTAATAAATGTTGATTTGTCGTATAATAAGCGCTTCTTGTTTGTCCACCTGATTCTACTACAAACATATTTTCTTGAGGATTTGTGTTGTAAGATACTTTATAATTAGGTTGTGCTTTTTCCATTTTACCTCCATACATTTTACAACCCATTTTCATGCATCCCATTTTATTCATTCCTTCACCACATTCAGGGCACTTCTTACTACCTTTTTGTAAACCATCTGTGAGTATAACATCACCGTGTGGAGACATTTTGACGTTGTCCATTTTATCGATAATTTTCTTACATTCGGCTTTTGATACACCGCACTCTTTAGCACACTCTTCGAGACTAGCAGCGCCACCTTTCTTTTTAAGGCAAGAGATAATTTTCTGCTCGTGACCTTCTCCCTTTTCTTTCAAGTCTTTTTCGCCCTTACCATCAGCAGCGAAAGCGGGAACTTGCTTTCCTTCGTGTTCAACCATTTCTAATTTCTTTTCGAGCGTATCGATACGTTCAATCATAAATTGTGCTTTGTTCATTAGGTCTAGTGCTTCTTTACTTATTGGCGATGGTATTGGTTTCATGCTTTTACCTCCTCTGTGGATTTGGCTTGTTCAGCCATTTCGTGTATTTCTTCCCAACTCATAAGATGAATTTCTTCATTCGAATAACTTGGTTGTCCTTTGATTAATAAGTCCTCTTCTCCTCTAAAAGCATCGTTAGAAACATCTTCACTGAGAGGTGTAACCGCTGATACGAATCCTGCTTTACGTAGTAAAGTAGCGGGATTATTAATCATAGAACGTAATTTTTGATTTTCATTTTTTATTACTTGTAAGTCAGAATCCATAGATTCCATTTTTGAAATTAATGTGTTCATTAGACGCTCTGTAACAGATGTGTCTTCACTCATTGAATCACCTAGTTAGAATAACGACCAAAAGTACCACTGTGTTTTCTCATTCCACCGCCTGTTCTAGCAGGAATGATGACACCGGGTAAAACACGGTCTCTTTGAGCAGAATCAAATTTAGCACCAGTTTCATTCATTTTTTGTAACACAACACCATTTACATGACTTTGATGTGCGTGTGTTACTTGTTCTTCTGCCTTTTTGATAGCCATAAAAATATCATCAGAAAGGAAGTCTGCAAACTTTTTAATTTCGTTCAAATGTTGCTGTGCAACCATAACATCATCGTTTTCTAAAGCCTTTGTAAATTCCTCTGTGTGTACGCCTAATTTACGGGCCATAGGATGCATTTTCTGTAAGTCCATTTGTCTCACCTTATAACTCCCAAGCATATCGCTCTAATTATAGTTACGCACCTCGTAACCTTCTTGAATCCATCAATGCTTGTGAATTTTGTTGGGGTATCGTGGGTGGCAAACCTCTTTGTTGAACGTTAGAAATAGGAGAACCTATACCACCCGAACTTCTTTGTTGTGGCCTTGCTGGACTTCTTGGAGTTCTAATTCCTTGACCCTCTCCACCCGGTTGTGAAGGGGGCATCATTGCACCCATGCCCATACCCGGTGGGACTGCGTTTCTACCACCCGGTGCATTTGGAGGCATACCGCCTCTCATGGGCATTTGAGGTTGCGCTTGAGGTTGTGCCTGTTCATCTATTTTTTTGTAAGTAAACCTTTTTTTGTAAGTAAACCTAACATCTCTTTCACCTTCTTCCATCAATTCAGGTTTATATCCAAGCATTTGCATTCTTTGCGCTAAGTTGACTTCCATTTCATCTCTACGTAATCTAGTGATTTCATCTTCTTCTTCATTTGGATACAATGTTATCTTCCAATCACTGATACCCATTTCTCTCAGAAGACGAGGGAATAAAACCTCAGTGTAAATTTTTTGTCCAAATTCAACTGCTCTGTTGGTCACAAGAATCTGTAAGCCTTCGTTATTCAGTCCACCTGATTTACCGTTATCAATCATAAAAATAGAAGATACACCGAAGAATGCTGCTATTCTATTTCTTATTTCATCACGCACAGCGATGTATTGCATCTCTTCGAGAGTGTCCATGAACTTAATCCAATTGACTCCCCCACGACCAGTTTGACTTTCAATACCAACTTTAGGAATGTAATGTGGGTCTCTTTCGAGTTTTTCATCAACACCTTTCCAAAAAGATTTCATTGATTCTAAATTATCAGTAGTTACGGAAATTATACCCTTTGGGCTTCTACGTTTTTGGTATGCAGTGTACATATAATTGTCCATGGCAGTCAAGGTCATCGCTTGTCTCCATAATGTGTTTACAGGACTTTTACCATACAGTTTACTTGGATTATATTTAGAAATATGTAGAACCTCTCCTTTTGTAAAATATTGATTTTTACCCGAGCCAGCCATGTTAACATAATGAGCATCTACCATATCTGAGCCACAAATAGGACAAGCGTGGTCTTGACCGGGATACGCCACTTGGTCTCTATGTAGCCTACAGATTCGATATCTTCCACCTCTAACTCCACGTTTATCAGCGATAATACGCATAAATATAGGGTCTCCTCTAACTACTTCTTTGACACGATAAAATTGAATATCACCCGTTTCTTCATCTACATAATACTCTTTTATTAATATTAGAAAAGCATCATCAACTATATTCAAGTCTCTTTCTATTTCGTACAATACTTGTAAAAAAGATTGCTCCATAGAGTTTTCTTGGCTTAATAACCATTTACCATACACAACATCATTCGGGTCAGGCTCTCTTACCTCTCCTCCACAAGTGGGGCATTCTTCTACCTCATGTTGGAACTCTTCATCACATTCTACGCATTTTACACGAAACTTTTTTTCCCAATAATAGCCACGTCTAAATATTTCTTGATTTAATTTAGAAGTTACAGTTCTAAGAATTAAATTTTCATGTGTAACCGCATACAATGCTGGTAATGTAATACCTTGTGCTAAAACAGGCTCTTGAATACCAGTGGTATACAAAGGCATTTGAGGTTGTGGAGTTGTTCTTCTTCTGAATGGACTAGCCAATGCTGATAAGAATCTACTAATCCTACTCTCCCCTGCATCGTCCTCAGCCATTATAATCCCTCTCTATATTTACCTATAGTATCTTCGTCAATACCCCACCCTTCTAGTAACTCACGAGATTTCTTAGCATCATCTTTCCAATTTTCATATCTAACTAATCTTTTAATCTCTTCTTTTTTAACAGGGTCTTTTTCATCTAAATATGCTAAAACACATTTTGCTTGCATTGATTTCATTTTTAGATGAGGTGATACACCATTCAATAATTTTCTTAAATCGTTTTTAGAATAAAACTGAAGTCTGTGTTGACTTCTTTGAGACTCCTTGTATACCTTATTGTCCAATTGTAACACACCACATTCTAAATGTTTATACAAATCTTCACAATGAATTTTACCTCTAGCACCAGTGGCAATCATACCAGCCCGAGGTTCTCCTCTTTCTGTTATGGTGATATAACCATCAGCATCTAAAAAACCAGCACTATAAGCCCATACATCTTTCATAATTAGTCCTTGGGTAGAAATTAAAACGTAAGTGCCTCTCTCAGCACCTTTGATAATATCTAATTCCTCACCATACATATTCAAGAGAGCAGTTAACTTTCTGTCCGTAAAAGATTTTTTTAACAATCCAGCATCATGTAAATTCACTTTCATGTCAGAAGGTCTCATAGGACCTTTTTGTTTTAATTCATTTACTACAAATTCTAAGTAACCCAACTCCGCTTTAGTGAGTTTATCTATTTGATTTAATGTACTAGACCACATTTTTCTAGCAGCAGACCTATTACCCATAGCGGTAGCCCAAGCCTGTTCCTCTTCTTTACCCCATACATCTTCATGTTGGTCTAACATTTTTAGAGTACGTTCTGCGTTTTTCCACAAATTACAAGCCTGAAGTAAAGATATCTGTCTACTATCTCCAAATTTTCTTAAACTTTTTAGTTGTCTATCACTTAGACCTAATTGTTTCATCACATCGTGTAAGTCTTTACCCCATGATAAATTATGTAGAGTCATTTCTGTCTCTAAAGATTTGATTGTTCTAATATCTTTGATAAAACTGTCTATTTCACTTTTATCGTCCTTATTATGTCTTCTTGCTTTTCTAAATCTTTTAACAAAACTATCAGCAGAACAACCTAAAGTTGTTTCAAACCAACCATCGCCGTTGATAGGAAATTGATATTTGACCACTTCCTCTTCTTCTAAAGATATACTATCCTCTTTGACAATCTCAAAATCATCATCAAGAATAGCAGAAGCCCACATATTAGTACCCCTTATCTACTCTTACTTTTCCTTTTTTCTTTTTATCAGTATCAGAAACTTTAGTTGGGTCTTTCCCACCTTTCTTTCCAACTGATATTATTAACACCATTCCGTGTTTCTTTCCGCCTAATTTTTTTTCTTTCATGGTATCATCCATCCTCCGCCTTTGCCCGTTCCCGATATCCATCCATCGAAACCCGGTAAATAATCATCTAGTAACATTACAGACCCTCTAAACTCTTTTGTGGCCCAATTAGCAAGAGCCAAAGACATAGCCAAGTCATCATGAGTTCCCACGCTTTCCAACCTTCCATTTTTTTGCATTCCGAATCTGTTTAACTCCATTTCTAACTTATGTGTAAACTCACGACTCCTCTCGTCTCCATACGGAGTTTTGATTTGCCCCTGCTCGAAGGCCATGAGTAAACTCATAAAGAGGCTTTCCTTTCGAGTACGTGTAGTCATAAATGTTCTAATTGGGATATCTTGTCTAATATCTTGAAGTTCCATCGCAAACATTCTTTGAAAATTATTACCTTCTAATTCTATTAAATCAGGTTGAAATCTATTATTTAACAATATTATTCTCTTTTTCTGAGCCATTGAAGACATGCCTCTTTCATGCACTATTCCTATAATTTGTTTAACATCATCATCAGGAGGAGTACGAAGAACTGTCATAGCGGTAAAGTCAGCATTTTTATCAGATGCAATAGCAGTATCCCATCCTATGAAATGATGACCAAATACTCCCGCTGGCTCACCTTCTTCATCGAATTCTGTTTCAGCCCTATCGAGTAAAACTAAATCTTTATCTCTTGCATTTTCAAGAATGTCCATAGGAAACATACTCGCTACATCATGAATTGGTTCACATAAATATTCACGAGCAAATTGTATTGCTGGCATAGAATTGCGTCTTTGGTCTAGGGCTTCTAAATCCCAACGCTCAGGCCACAATGCTTCACCTTTGTCATTTATGGCAGGATATGTTTCTACGAGAAATGTTTCTTTTTGCTCAAGTTCTGCGTATAAGTCATTATAAGAAAATGGAGTTCCTACCATCATTAACCTTGCTGTGTGGTGGAGTACTGGTAATAAAACAGCGTAAAACCAATCCGCTGCTCTTTGTAATTCAGAAGATGTGTTACCCCAAAGAATATCGTCACATACTACTACATCAGGGTGGAAACCACGAGTAGCCCCGCCTACCGATTTAGCCATCATACGACTACCATTTGTAAATTCAAAATATGATTTAGCCCAAGGTTTTCCTCCTGTGGGTTTTAGATGTCTTAAACAAGGAGCCATATCTATACAGTTACGGATAAAACGCATGTGTTCTAATGTCTGTTCAAGACTGTGACTGAAAATCATGATGTGTGTTTTTGGATTAAAAGCAGCAATCCATAATGCATACGACATAAATAACGTAGACTTACCGTGGTCACGAGATGCTTTAACACAATAGTATCTATTATTTTTCAAACCTTCATCCCATTGTTTATGATGATTTGAATAATGAAAACCCAATACAGTTTCAAAGAAATACTTGAAAGAACGCTCAGACATTTTAGTGTCCATCTCTATGAGAAGTTCTTGCATTTGCTGTTTATCTTGCATTTTAAAATCCTTCTGTTTGACTACTTTGCTCTTTACGTTGTGCATTAATAAAACCTGTTGCTGCTTCTTTATCAGTCATCTCCTGTTTAGGAGGAGCACCTGTTGGTAAAGTTCCTTGTCCCTGTGGTAACCCATAAGGCGATAACTCCTTCACTGCTTGATTATCAGTTATACCTGTACCCGTAGGAGATGCAACCGTAGGAGATGCAACCGTAGGAGGTGCAACCGTAGGAGACGCTTTAGGCATACCAACATTTAACGCTCCACCTACTATATTTGGTGGTGGTAAGCCTCTACTCCGAGCAGCAGCAATTTCTTGATTTTCTTTAGTCCCCAATTGATAACCCGATTTACCCGTTTGAGGTATTGTTGGACTAAACTCCAACCCCATTTGTTCTCTTCTTAGTTTAGCATCTGCCTCGGTTGGAAAATTCAATGGAATTTCAGTTACTTTAGGAGTAGGTGTATATCCTGCGTGTACAGAAGGAGGAGCAACATACGGTACAACAGGTTCGGGTGGTTTTATATTATAATCACGAGATATTTCACGGTCTCCAAAATAAGCAGGATTTGCTCTGTCTATTGCTACCTTTCTACCAAGTTTAGCACCAACATCAGCACCAGTTCTTCTAGCAATTGGGTTGAGTGTTTGTCTAGTAGTATAACCTTGTAAAGCCGCACTTCCTACAGCAGAAAGAGCATCTTGACCAGTAGCAGTTCCTCTCTGTAAACCAGTTAAAAATCTCGTACCAGCATATAAATTAGAGGCTAAATCTGCTAACTTACCTGCTCTTTCGCCATATTTACTACTAATATCATAAATTTGTTCAGGTGTAACAGCAACATTTTCAGGTAAAGGTCTATTTGATTGTGTGTAAGCAGCCTGTTCCACTAAATCTTGTGGTACATATTTTTTAGGTTTACGTTCAATAAGAGGTTCACCACTAGTTGCATCTTGATGAATTTTACCAGTGCCCATACCCGTTGATTCTTCAATTATTTGGGGATAACTTCTTTTCGGCTTTTCAGAAATTAAAGGTAATTCTTTTTCACCTTTACTACCAATGGGTAACTGTAGACTAACTTTCCCCCCCATATCTGTATATAATTCAGGAGATGGTAAAGTTTCTTCTTGTTTTTTAATGACTCCTACATAACTCAATTAAACACCTCCAATACTAACTTTGATTACCTTTACGACTGTAGGAGAAACATTTAATCTCTTCGCTATACGCTCCCAATCACCCATTGAGTGAGCGATTGTTTTCACATCAACTGGTGTTAAGTCCACACTTTTAGCAAGATGTCTAATACCAAATTCATCAGCAATATTTACTGGTCTTGGTAAAGCATGTTTCATTACAGTGTTGTCAGCAAGAGC